GATGTCTTACCATTCTGTCTGCCACCACCCATGTGGATAGTACGGGTATCTCTCACTACATTCCATGATAACCCTTTTCTTCCCTCCATGTGCCTGTTATGTACATTGACAGCATATGGAAGGTCATCTAAATTGAAATGTCTCAATTGACTCAGACTCAATTCATAGATAGTCTGCCAGGTATCCTTACATTCCTGTAGTGTCTTCTCCATCTCATCTACTCCAGATACATACTCAAGATCCAGTAGGTCTCTCCAGAACTGCATACATGCAAAAAAGAAAAGAAGAAGTCGTCGCTTCGCTCCTCCGCTAGCGCATTGCTTACATTCGCTATCGCTCTTTCCAGCAATGCTTTTTTTATAGCATTTCTGAAGTATCCTACAAAATTAGAAAACAAAGTTATTAAATACACAACCACCAAATAACAGAAAAGAAAGGAGAGGATCACTACGATCCCCTCCATCCAAGTATTACAGTTTAACGGTGTCATCTAAGTCAGAATCACCACCCTCTTCATCTTCTTCAGGAGCAGCTTCTTCTTCCTCTTCAGCATTGTCGGTATCTTCATCTTCAGTACCGTCAGCGTCAGCGTCATCGACAGCTTCTTCTTCACCAGTATCGAAGTCATCACCCATATCGAGATCATCCTCCCCACCCAGATCAGTTTCATCGGTGTCTTCACCACCTAAGTCACCCAGGTCAGTGTCCCCACCTTCACCACCTAAGTCATCACCCCCGCTACTGCCTTTAGCTTCTTCCAAAGCCTGCTTCTCCTGCTCGATCTTCTCGAGAGCTTTAGCACGCTTCTTAGCCGCTTTAAGAGCAGACTTGATGTAATCCTGGATAGAGTGGTTAAGTCCATCCAGATAGCCTGTGGTGGTCTCCAGGAGGTCAAATGCAGGGGATCCTTCCTCTTCAGTGACTGTGGTGAAGATATCGAGTTCTGGCATGACGTTATGTTTACGTAACCAACGACGCTGGAACTCAGCTTTAACCACCGCCTTGATATTGGGAACCAGTTCTTCCATACCCAGTGCAGCGTCTGTAGCGAAGAACTCTTCGTTGATGTAAGCATCAATGACAGTATCGAGTGCTTCACTATACGTATTGAACGACTGCATCGATTTCTGAACATCATCCACATCAGGAGATGGTAAACCTACCTCCAGTGAGAATACGAACTCTTCCAACACGGCCAGGATCTGATCTTCTTCACCAGCGACTTCGTCTTTAATCCATTTCGGAATGTATTTCTTATTTGCCTTGATGAGTTCACGCATTTCATCAAGGAAGATCCCGGAGTTGAGGATATAGCGACGAACAAAGTCAGTTAAGAATGGTTCGAACTTCTCCTGGTTCTGAATAACCCGCTTCAACAGCATCAGGTTGTTTTGGACAATAGTCGTGGCAAAGTCAGCTTGATTGATCCCTTCCATAGTCTCAGGTGACAAACCAAACATCTGAATATGACGCCGGCGATACGTCTCTTCCATATCGGTGTCGATAGGACGATTGGCACCGTCTCGCTGATTGACGTTCATACTGGTTTCAGGATATCGAGTATTACCCGATACCACGACATTGACACCGTGGTTCTGAATCTGATCAGCCAATCCCAGAGGGTGAGTAGAACCGATAATTCTACTGAAACCCTGACTGTTGACCTTAGCGTACTCAGAGAGCATGAACTCTACGGTACTCGTCGGGTCTTCATCTTCAGGATCCAGTGTGATTTCCACCGTCTTACCGCCAACAGCATTGTTGATGGTGGCCAGGGTATTGGCCAACATGATCGCCGCTCGGATGGAACCGAGGATCTTACCATCTTCCAGAACAGACTTACCGACACCGTATTCGTTGTAGTCGAATGCGATGTAGACGAGTAGTTCAGCAGGCACGTAGAGAATGTTAGTCCGCTGACCTTTCAGATGTCTGGAGAGCATGATTCGATTGATATCCTCGGTACGACTCAACTCATAGTTACCTGACAGTGCCCCGGCACGCAACCTAGCCAGTAGATCAGCTTCGACTGTCTCAGAGTAGATCCGACCCATCTCATCAATAATTTCATTGGTCAAGGTATTGCCCGTACCTCCCAGACCACGTTGAGCCTGAGAAATAAGTTGACTCGCATAACTGTCAACGTTATTCATCTGGGCCTTGATATCGTCATACTGGGTAGAACTCTCAGAAACAGAGATGGGGTTGCCATCAATATCCAGGAGAATGTAGTACGCGACGTGTTCAGATGGATTACCAGGTACGTGAATTGGGATGACCGATTCTGATGGTAAGTGGATGACCAATGGGTGACCGTACGTGGTATCACCGGTCTGCTTATGGGTCATCACCGGCTGCACAGGAACGTGTTTGTGTTGACGGCGAGTGTAGAACTGAGACTCGATCTTCTTCAGGGTCTTCAGGTCACTGCTGCGCGGCTTATTGCCTGCCGCTTCCATCGACGGCATGGGTTTACCCATTTTGTTCCCGTAGATTCGAGACACTGCTATACCGCGTCGTGTTTCCAGCACCATTGGACGTTTCAGGATATTCATGTTATCCATAACGTAAACGGTGGATCCTTTACTGGCGATTGCCTTACTCATACTGCTTGACAATTTACTCAAATTACCGCGTACGTCGTTAAGCTCCTCGTCATCCGGAATCATTGATTCGAATGAGAGGGTGACGCTTGGTGCGCTGACCTTAGGATCGTAATTACGGAAGTCTGATAAAGACTCAAATGAAACCCCTAAACTCGCCTTACCAGGGTTCTTGCTATTACCTAATACACCCCAGGAGATGTATTCGTTTTCACCAGTTGTCTGCTCCCGAAGATGCGAATCCAGAACACTGATCGCATTCTCCATCGAGACTCCACCATAATTGTCCGTATTGATGATACGGTCAACAGAAGATTCCGGAAGAACCAGAATAGGATATGACCCTGTTTCGAAAAGGACATCGTTGAGGATTGGGTTGAGGAGCGATCTAATCCTATAGGAGTCATCGAAGAATTCCTGGGTCTTGCGTAGCAAGGGACCAGCCAAGTTACTATCTAACCCATCGTTGGATAATGTGTAGAGTACCTTGGTATCGGTCAAGTCACCCGGTGCGATCGTCGCCGAAATAAGGATCTGTCGGGCATAATCCATATCCGGTAGGATTTGGAATAAGTTACGTGCATCCTTAATATTGCCGATGGTCGTGTTAGCGATATGTGCCAACACACGGCCATCGGGCAGACGCTGATTCTTCCTTTGTCCACTTGCCCCGCGAGGATCGGGCTGTAACTTGGATAGAGACGCCTTGACTTCATCCGAGATATCTCGACGCTGAAGAAACTTCGGCATGCGTCTGATGGACGATTCGGTCATTTTGTTACCCCTTGTTTGGAACGTATACGATGAATACTCAGTATCAGATTTATCATGAGTCTGTGGTGAAACTGGCCGCTACCCTAGTCATAAAAGACCAAGCCACATGCGATATAATCAATCAGCGATTGACTCAGATTGGTTATATTGTCGATGAAGACCGCCCAGAGACCTGGAAGTATTATCTCAACCTGGCCGGACGTTACCACCCATCTGATAAACGAATATATGTCACATCGATGGATACTCAGGAAGAGATTGAACTGACTCCTGAGAATATGCTCATCCATCGTGCCACTTGGCGTGAATACCAATATGGTTCACGCTACTATAAGGAATTGCGCAAGCGATATCCTAGTCCAGATCAAGATGTCTTGATTAATGGGATATTGAACCCCATCGACATCCAGACGGCAATCGCTGCGCCGGATCATACTATTCTCTATTATGACCAAAGTCTAGTAGAGGCTAGAGAAACCAACTTGATCCCGAAACTGCAAGATTGGATCAATGGTTTGTTTGTACGATGGGCCAATGTCGATTATCAGATCAATAATCCGTATTTTACAGCTGCTAAGTTAGCAGTCTTGTTCATGTCTCTTCCAGAACAGATTAAAACCATTCGGATGGAGAACTGTAAAACCAATAAAGCGCACAGCTACCATATCCGCCGGTACCTGGCTTCATTCGGACCGATCGAGAAACATTATCGGAACATGACTGATGAACAGCGCTTATGGTTTTATCGCAATATTCGTTGGGTACTCCGTAATGTGGGTAAACAGAGTACGTTCGATACGTTAGTGAAAAAGCTTCTGACTGATCGTTCACTACCGTTGGCACAATACCTACTACAGCAAAACGACAGTGTTCTTCCAGAGCTGCTAGATCCCACAATCCAGTTTGAACGGGTGACAGTTAACGGTATCAGATCATCTCTTGGAGATGATATCATCAATACCAGGAAACTGCTTGAGTTAGAGAACCCACTCAATCAAGGTAACGTCAATGAACAACCTTACGCTGAGGACTATATTCCCTTTGAAGCAGTTCGTTCATTGTCATCCGAGAGTCAGACCAAGGTATTGGAATCCAATCTACTGGATATGAAGGAAGCCGAACCATATACCTTAACAGAGGTTCTACTCAACCATTGGATTTATTGGGCCGATAAAGGTATCTATCAGACAGTCCTGGTGATCCCACTACCTGACGGCGGTGATGGCATACGCCTAGACATGAAAGAGGCGTACCTGGTATTTCAGTATCTGTATTATAGACGACTGGGCATTGAACTACCGGTGATTCCACACATCATGGCAAAGCGTGTGCGTAGAACAATTATCCCTTCATTCAATGAGCTACGGGAACTAACCAGCAACGCAACACCTGATCTCTTCATTCATGAAGCGCGTCGGGATAACCCCGATATCACCAGCTATGTGTCAGTAGATGCATTTGTGGACGTGTGTAGTGCGATTCAGGACCGCATGATGCTCCATCGTGACCTGTATTGCTATCGTGATGATCTGATTCAGTATGCTGAAGTACGCTTATTGACTGAGCGATTCTACCACGATGTCCCCGTCGACATGGACGCTGGTCAGAATTATGCTGAATGGCTGAATAGTCGTGGTTTGTCTTTTGACAAATACAGTACCTACGAGATGAACTCCATTATGGAGAATATCATCAACCAGGCCACTGGCTTAGATCTCAGGGTCACTCAGACGTTGGCAGATATCCATAAATCGATGACCGACATTCTGAGGATGTTGTCTAGTTACAGTCTTCAGATCATTCAGACCATCAATGAAAATGCAGTGGTTATGTTTGATAACCAACATCTGCGCTGGCATGATAATGGTACAGAAGCTGGTCATCAGCAACAGCTGCCAGTAGCCACCACCCGTCCGCTGGATCTGTCTGGTCGTGGATCATCACAGGTACAGATCAACCTAGGTGAGATGGCAGTAAGGTCGATTGATCCTGAGACGTCCCATGACATTGAAATCGATTTGGGTGTCGAAATGGAAATGAGTGGTCTCAACCAAACCATTCTTGAAGGATGGAATATGACAGGGGTTGTGAGTGTTCTGAGTAACCCTGTTCTCGATCTCTCGACGTTGAATGCGCAGGTAATCACAATTCCCTCATTAGAGACCGGGGACATAACCGAACTATTCGAAGGAACAGCATCTAATGATTTCGCAGCTCCTTGATCCACAGCTCAATACTCGGGAAGCACTTAAAGAGGATGATCGAGGTGCTTTACAGCGCCTCGTTGCCCCGCTTCTTGCTGAAGGTGTACGTCCGGATATCTTCACCATCACCAACATAGAACAACTACTCGATAAGACTCGATTGACAGTGGTAGTGGATAAGTACAACGTACCAGTAAAATACTGGTCGTATGCTGGTGAAGTACAGCTCACATACAGTCGTGTGAAGTTGGATGACGTTGTTTCTACATACGGAAACGTTGTGAGAATTGACCTTCCGAATACAGTGAGGGGGGTTATGGCATCGTATTTCTCCACCCATGGATTGTTCGATCGTTCTACTCAATTCGTGGATGGACCCATCTCTACATGGGAACTTAAGGATATTGTCGTTGCAGAAAACAGCTTTCTGTTATCTGGATCGGCTCAGTTCAATATCCTGCCAGTCCAACGATTGTTGGGTGATGTTCTTTCTGTAGCAGGTGTGGCTGGTTTCAGGACACTGGTCAATTTTGAGTCCAGTGCCATTGATCTCATTGTAAGACAGCTCAATGACAACAATCCCGGCCTACCATATCCTTTACAGTCCATGGAGATGTCCCTGTCGAATCCACAAGTATTGACTGGGTATGTTTACGACAACACCAGTGTCATTATGACTGCTTCCGGTGATGGTCAGTATCTGGGTAGTCAGGAAATTGTCTATAGTCGATTCAATTTTGCCTGGTACAATGGCGGCGAGCAATTTTACATCGAGGGTCCATCGAGACCTACTGTTGAATATATACTGGATCAGGTATCTGCTGCCACCGGATATCCCTTATCTATCTCGGATGTGGTGGAGACGACATACCCTATTCAGTCCAGTGGACAATTGGAAACATTATCGGTTAGTTTCAGACCCGATAATCTCAGGTATGTTGGCGAAATTACCGTCGATTACAGGGCGCAGTAATGGATAATTTTAACGCTGATAGATTGTTGACGATGTCTCCAGAGGAGGCATTGTTGATTCGGATCAATGAGGTACTAGGTATCTCTTTAAATCCGCGATATGTGAAGATAGGTGATGTGATTATGTCAGATGGCGCCTATCTGGATATTGTCATTAAAGCACGTGACGACAATCCAGAAGCCACCCAATTCGTCACAGGTGAATGTGTTGTCAAGATTGAACGACTCGATATAACAGAGGTGTTTGGTCCAGTTGTCAATGTAGAGTATGATGGGAAGATCTCTGCCTACGATATCGGTCGTATCCTTGAACAGAGAACCGGTATCGTATTTGATGAGAATGATTTCATCGACCAAGTCATCACCCCAGTCAATAATACTCTGTTCATCAATTCAATCTCTAGACGGTGGTTTGGTCAAATAACCGTCCTGAGCCCATAAGGGGTCTGTTATGTATGTCCGTCCTCTGAAGTACGATAAGCCAGCCAACGAACTCATGCTGGATATCTTGAACTTCACCAATAAAGCTGCTTTCGAACCACAACAGATTAAATTTGGGGTTCCCACAACAGCACCAGAAAACCCGAATGCAATCGTCCTCCCGCTCATTCAGATGTACCCGCAGTATCGTCCAGTAGAAGGGACACTCACTCAGATCCAAGTCCTCCCGACTGATGAAGTGTCCTGGACGGGTGAGATGATTCTGACATATCGTCGGATCGTCATTCAAGATCACTTTGCTCAGGTTCCTTTCGTCATTTACACTGATGAACTCGATGCATCCACTATCCTGGCTGCCTTAAAGGAACAATGTGGATTGTATCTCGATGCAGACCTGGTCAACGTTGATGTTCAGTTGATCGATCTCGATCAACTGCTGTTCAGCACACATCTTGGATCCATTGTCGAGAATGAAATAGAATACGGGGATTACATACCTCCTCAAGGCTGGGATGTCAAGATCACCATGCGTCCAGAACACCCTATCTGGATAGGTGAACTCCACGTATATGTCAGGGAGTCAATTCGACTACTTGATCGCGATATCAAGACAACACTGGAAATCAAGCGTTTCCTCGGTCCAGGTGGTAATGAAAAGATGCCGGCAGAACTGATCCTTCCGATGCACAAATCCACAGGTCGTACCGACCATCACGGACTGCTTCGTAGTCTGGAGGTAGGGTCACTCATCCCTATGGGTTTGGTCGACATCGCTAAGGACATCACTCGTGATGATTGGGTATTCTCCGAAGAACCAGCTGATTTCAACCTGTATGGTGCCAGGGTGGTCTATAACGGATTGAATACTGGACTGGTCTTCAACGACGACCCTCGTGTGTCAAATTTGATTATCGTTGAATTCAGCCCAACTCATTCGAAGAATATTGCAGGGTATTGGAGTATTGGTTACTATGATCATGACTCATACCTCAGGGCACAGCGACTGGATTATTATCCACTCCAGGATCGTTAAAAGATAAGTGTTATCTGAAATCCTATGAATTCCGTCTACATCGACTAACAAGGTCATTTCCATGCAAAAGATCATTCCAACGGGGCTGTCCAACTACACCCAGGTAGCCAACTTCATCGGGGCGCCGTGGTCCAAGAAGGATAACACCACCCTGAACCAGAAGTTCGACATTCAACCCAACGCATTGGTTCCACAGAACACCTATCCGTCACTGAAATGTTTCACGATCGGTATCGGTGGCCACAGCTATGTGATGGGTCCGAATAACATCCCTCTGTCTCAAGGTGTTGATCACACAGCGGTTGATGCTGGTCTTTATAACCACATCCCGTTTGTCATTCGTCCGGTCAACGATGATCTGAATGTTGGTCAGCAGAGTCGTTACTGTCTTCGTAAGATGATCGTCGGCCCAGACAATCAGAACTACATCGCCTACTACGGTAAGCGTCTGGATACCACAGGTATCGTACCGATTATCACCAAGCGCACGGTGGTGGATGGACAGACCCTGATCGAAGAATACGTATACACCGAGGACAACCTCTCGCCAGAACCACCTGAAGTACCGAATACTGGTTCTGTCACCACCAGTAACGAATACATCGCTACAACAGCTATCATTCCGATGCCGTTCACAGAAGAAGACGTGGCTGAACTTTACAACGTCGCTGAAATCCTGTTCGGTGATCGTCGGATGGCTATCATTAGCGAATTCGGTTTCTGTACAGGCATCGATCTGGATATTGCCATCAACACCCCGGCAGGTACTACCAACTTCAAAGAAGTCATTGCCTGCCAGATTGCTTCAATCATCAGCAGCCACCACGAACTCATCTACAACAGCAAGGGTTTCAGTTTCAACCTGGAAGTCGGTGCTGTACAACCCATGCTCGCCACCAACGCCATTCCGGTAGTTACCGTAGCGATGACCTGATATATCACTACTAAGGGGGTAGGTCATGCGATTTACCGAGGAAGATTTTATCTACCGGATCATGGGAATCGATAACGGTTCCGATAACATGGGGTTGGTAGTTGCTGACCTTGACCTTAGGTCCAATCAATACAACATCATCCATTCCGAAACACTCGATGGAACCAAGTTGTCTAAAATGATGACTGGTGTAGCACTGACCAGATCACCACGTTGGGCACGGCAGAATGCACTCAAATCCGAAGTTCTGTCGCTTCTGGATCTCTATCGTCCTAATACGGTGGCGGTGGAGACACCGTTCCACCGTCCTGGACGCACCATGTCTTTCCAAGTACTGGTAGAGACATTGGTGTTTGTAAGACAGGCTGTGGAAGAGTACGATATTGTAACCGATCTCGACTCTATCTCTCCTGGTGAAGCAAAGCGAGCTGTACAGACAAAGAACTTCACCATGAAAAAAGCCGTTATTAAGGATTGTGTGCTGGCGCTAGATAATGTACACTTCGATAGAGGTATCGATAAAGACAACCTGTCTCCTGATGAATACGATGCTGTGGCAGTTTCTATCGCACACGGTATCCGTGTTCGTAAGTTACATGGGTTTGACAGGAGTTAACCTGAAGGAATGTTCCATGTTTCTATCTGATGTAGTCAGGGTACTTGGCGAGTCACCATTACGGGATTTCCCATGGGGGGTGATGGTAGCCAATACCATTAATTTGTTCACCGAAGAAGAACATAGACTCACAGAAGAATCGACAGGCGAGGATGTCCATAGCGCACTCAATTCACTGACGGATGAAGTGCGTGAACTGGTGTTGCGTGCTAGATTGGACGTGCATAGTGGTAAGATAACCGCCCCTGCTGGCGGTAATATGGTTATCGAATACGAGGATGGCGAGGATAAGACCTTAACTGAACCTGATTTTAGTAAGGTCATGTCATCACCTGTGTTTATTGCAGTGATGACTACAGTAACCTTGATCATCTTTGCTGCTATGTACATGTTTTCCAACTTAGCCGCCAACCGAGATATAGATTGGACTTCGATGGTCACAGGGATCCTCAGTATCTTTGGGGTAGAACTGCCAGATTAGAGAATAAGAGTATGAATGAGCCCGAGAAGCCACCGTCGGTCGAACCTGACCAAAAACCACCGTCAGAAAAGTCAAGTATGGTGATGTATTTCAAGATCACTGTGTTCGCTATTGTGATCCTTGTGACATTGTCCGAACTGATAATCTCACAACGCACAGGTATGTCCATCAATATGGGGGTCCTAGAACGCGTTCTAGACCTTCTTAACAATACAATGGCACCTGAGCAACAGTAATACCGCATATAGCCCTCAGAGACCTTCATAGAGTCTCTGAGGGCTATATGTTGTCTCTATGCTGACGCGTAATCAGGATTGACTATTTCGTATTTTTCGGAAAACAGTTTCCGGACGTACGTCAAGTCATCTTCTGTTTTCTTACCTGGTTTGATTACTCGTACATCGCTGAGGTCAAACGGAATGCGGATCGCCGACACGTCAGTACCCTCTGGCACTTCAAGATCAATCTTGACTGTGTCGACGTAATTGCCTTCGAGATCCTTGAACGCATCGACCTCAAGTTTCAGTTCAGTCCCTTCTACAGGGTAGATGAAACGGGTCTTGATCAACCCCTTTTCAATCATGGAACGAAACATGGTGAAAGTATCTTCAGATACCTCCATTTCGTTTTCCTGATTACCTTCATCTGTCTTCTTCTTCATGGTCTGCGTATAGACCACCTTCCCATCGGCTGATTCGGTACGACGCACGCGAATGTTACTGTACTTACCAATCGCCATACCCCACTGTTCCTGATGTTCGAAATCGCCGTGTTGTAGTAGACGATCAAACTCTTCCTTGTTAAGCTTGCCGTATATCTCATATTCCCGTTCAAGAACTGTGCCACCATCACCAACCAATGACTCTAACGAAGGAAGAGTGATGTATGCGAACAAGTTTTGCATAACCTGGTTCATGTTGTAACCTGCTATCAGAAAGAAAAAATAAAAAAAAAGACTTCACCATAGTAAATGGACGGGGCGTCCCCCGTCCATCCACTGATGATCACTACTTACGGCAGACAGATACCGACGATGTCACGCGCTCCAGCTTGCGCAACGAGTTCGAATACCATGTTGTCCGTAGTCATGATGTAAACACGACCGCCCAACGTATCCAGTTGGATACGGGTGTAGATACTACGCAGCAGGTTAGCCAGCTTCGGCATCTGAGCCGGGTCAGGATAACGCACTTCCTTACCCACCATACCCAGATCACTGCTGTGGATATGGCAGTAGGCTACCGTGACAGGCTTGAAAAGAATTGCCAGATCATTGCGGAACTGCATCAACGCGTCACTGTCAGATTCATACGCCGGCAACAGATCGAGGTTCTCCAGCTGTTCGGAGATGGAATCTCCTTCGATGATCTGAAGCGACGACACCATACCACGGGTACGTTGCAGGAACTGTGTACGGAAACCAGACCCACCCATGAGATCAAATGTCTTGCAGTTGAGAAGATCCTGGAAGTCGGTAACAAAACTTTCGATACTCAGGTCAGCAATACCATACTGTTTATTCAGTACGTTATTCACCTCGGTGGTGTAGTGATCGTCAATGTAACGCATGATGTTCTCGGCAAGTGCACCAGATGCGTTGTTCAGACGATGGCTGAGGATCAGAAGATCCGACCCATTATCATTGATAGTGACGGCAATGGATTTCAGAGTCTCATTACTCTCATCATCCGACGGCAACACCGTATTGAGGATAGCTGGTACAATCAGAATATCCTCATCGTTATCAACCGCCGCCGCTGCAGCTGTCAGGGTAGCTTCTTCCAGCTTGGATACGCTCGGAATCGGATCAATTGTCTTCATCGAAGCCAGCTTCAATTCATCCAACATCACCGTCCGTACCACCGACCGTTTCACCTTGTTCAACAGCTCACTGCGATCCGGTACATCCAGATCCAATGCATCAGTCAACGGATCGTATTCTTCGCGCGCCGGACCAGCTGGTCGCATGTGTGGTCGATTCAGCTCACGGATTTCATGAGCCGATTGATTGAGATCATCAGTCATCTCGACAAACTCCTCTCGAATTGTCCCATCTTCACTACGAACAAGGAAACACACTTCCTCGTCGGGATTGTACATACGACGACCTTTCTGACGTGCTGAGGCACGCCATGTCCAGTCAGACTTATGTGCTACCTGCCAATGCTCACCATCCTGCCAAAAGTCGAACGGTGTATCATCGCCGCGCCGGTCGGTAAACTCTTCGTTACGTGGGTGTCGAACCGGTTCTTCACGCTGGCTACGCGAGACGTCACGACCCCGAGGAACATATTCTTCCCTCTGACTGGATCCGGATTGACGGGTTTCGATCTGACTGAATACCCCGTTGCGACGAGTAGTCATACCGCCACCAGCGACTTCGACGTCATGGCGGTCGTCACGCATAACCAATCCACCACGACGCCCATCGTCTCGACCACCACGACCCCGATCACGTCCACGGGAATTGCTGCGGCGATTATTGAAATCGTCTCGTGAGCGACCACGCAGACCGGATCCGGCCTGACGATTACGTCCACGGGAACGACCATCCAGTTCATCCAGGATGTCTTCCCATTCGATGGCCAGTTTCTTCATCTGACTGAAAGTAGCGTCATCCAGCTCATCACTGATACGCTTGTCAGAGAAACAGAACATGGCACAATGACGATCGACCATGTTACACACGGTATTGTTGATGATACGTTCGTCTTCACGCTCACTGCGACTAGAGCGCAGTGCTTCATCGACGATCAGTGAAATAATATCTACCAGTTCAGCAACGTGGTTGTTGTTGTACTGGCTCCGACTCATGGCATTCGCGTATTCTTCGCGCGCCATGTTGCGAGGGGCGTTATCTTCGATGTAGTCGCAGACAGCATCGTAGATGTAGTTGACAAGGTTGCTCATATTTGCTCCAGCTGGAATTAAATGCGTTGAATCAGACGTTGTACACCGTCTAACAGCTCTTTGAACTCTTCAGGTTCCTGAGTCACGTGACCAGGTCCTAATTTGATACATGGATTGAACGTGTTGTTACCAATCGGATTGGATTTGCGTAATACCCCAAACCCGGTGACCGCTGAAAACGATGCATCGAGATACTGAGTGGGTCCAATCGGTTTGGCGTCTTGGCTTTTGCCTCGACCATGGGTATCACCCTGTTGAACAATGGTAGAGGTGATCTTGAAGAACATGTTGTCACTGGGACTGGAGATCGAACTGACTTCAGGGTGTTCAGAGGCATTATTGATACCATGAATCAACCAGGGATTGAAATACTTACGCAGGAGTTCCTGGTAGTCTTTTTCAGTCAATTCCTTACGGGTATTGCCAGTAATGGCGAACAGGAACTCGAAGATGTTGTTGTTGATATTGCGCAGTAGATACCGAAGGACTTCGAGACGTTTGTTATACAGACACGCCTCTTTACCTCGTCGACTATCCAACATGTTCTGCATCTCACGCATGATGTAGGCCATCAAATCGTAAAGATCTGCACAATTCACATCTACTTCCCGAAGGGTCTTGATAGTTTCCAGGTCAACGTAACTATCAAGCGATTTCAGGTGCTGTTCAATTTCACCAACCAACTTACCGTAATTTTCACTCTCACCCCAGAGAATGAACGCCATCGTCACCTTCCAGTTCCACGTATCCTCCAATTCCTCGGGAGAATGCATTAGGTCTGGGAAGTGATCCACCACGTAGAAGAACCCGGTAGCAAAACTGCTAGCTAGATCCGACCACGCACCCCGATCCACCAACATCATCAGGTTTGATGCAATGGATTCATAGGGCCGGCGTTGATTCACACCACGTGGCATTCTGCGGGTAGAGGTAATCTTCACCCAGAAATCCGGATGATAGTCTTCCTCGTTATAATCATCTCGATGGATGATGATTGGTCTGGTCCCCGTGAATCGTTCGAATGCACCATACAAACCAAACCGACAGAACAAGTAATGTGGCAGTGACGTGTAGACATGACCCAGACGAATCAGATCACTGCGATTACGTGTCTTCTTGTTGTGTAACTGCGAATACACCACCTGATTGTTTACACGTTGCCCATCGATGACGACCGTATACGCCTCTCGATTGAATGAAATAGGTGCTCTCGGAATCCGGATGAACACACTGTTCTCTTCAATCTCAAAAGCAATATCACCCATCACCGGCGCAATAGCAAATTGCTTACCTGAGATGGTAATGATACCCGCCTGCTGTACGTAAGGCAGATACATGTATACTGGGTCCAGTTCCTTGCCTTTGAATCGGAAACGGTACTTTACCAGATAGACGTCACTATGAGCGATGTCATGCACCCGGTTACTCCCTGAACGCATACGCGGTCTGGGTTTGGTGATGACGTGATAGGTCTCCAGTGGCGAACAGCACTCACTTCCGATATATTCGAACCCTTCCGGATACTGGGGTTCACCACACCGAATACGTGCATCCACGTAGTCTTTTGCCAGCGGTACATCGACACATGCGATCCCTCGAATCACATCCTCGTTGAACTCTGGAACTTGGGTACGGTGAATATAATCGAATAGTGCGGAGTCCATATGCTATCCTTCTTACGATTTTGTGGTTAACTTCACAATGATCCCGTAGACAGTAATGAGTGCCCCCAGGATCGCAGCGCCTGTCTTAGCCCACTCGACATAGTTGCGTCGTTTACTCGCAGCCAGGTCTTGTTCAGCTTTATGACGCGCTCCTTCGTTACGCAATCGAATCAGCTCAGCCTCATCTTCGATCTGACTCCCACGAATCTCTGACTCACGTAACCGCTTTATCACGGCATCACGTTCCAGGATCGTCTTAGCCATATCGGTGATAGGACCGCCCTTAATAGCATCTTCGACTGTTCGATGCAGTCCGAACTTGTCATCCGCTTCTTCAAACGTATAACTTCGATGGACTACACCCCTCGTCATCTCTCCATCCTTGAGTGGTGATCGAGATACTACATGAACGCCTGTATCATACCCTAGATCCCGTTCAATCGGGATCGTGTGGATGTCGCCACCTAGATTGATGTAGCGCGTACCACGCTGGGTCTGATGTGCGTTGTCCACTGCCTTGATCATGAATACCAATGTGTCGGTACCCACGCCAGGAACCAATGCATGTAAGGTCGATTCATCACGTTTAATCTTGTCAAACGGATGGACTGCACCATGATCGGCTACCCATTCTACCAGCAGATCCACATCCGGCATATAGCAACGCCCTCCGGCGTCACAAATGTCCCTGTGGTAGATCACATATTCCACACTGGCTGTCAGGATAGCCAGGTTGGCATTATACAGTGCTGCCTCGTATGCCCTGATCCAATAATGGGTCTCAGGATCATCTGGATTGGGGCGGCACTTCATTGCATCGAGAGCACGCTCCATAGTGACTCGAGGCATAGTGTGACTGATACAGACAATGAATTGGTCACCATTGTAGTCACTCAGAGGTGGAATAACAATAGGTGTACCGTGTCTGGACGTGACTACAACGTCACGTTCGAAATAGTTGAAATAGCTCACGGTCACGATCGGTGCGCCGCGAATACCTTTCTCATGGGTTTGACTAGCCAGACGAATCCGACTAGCGCCTCGCTGCTGGTAAGGAAGAGGTCCTTTTGCAACAGGTTGTTGGCTGCGGGTACTATTAAAAGAGTCAATTCTGTCGATGCGAGGATATTCGCCCATATATAGCACCATCATTTTTAAAATAACACGACAACACAGCAAAGTCACTATGTTATAAAAAAACACGGCAACTTTACTATCGCCGGTGATCACGTAGATAATGTATTGCTTTAACAGACTCGAACAGAATAGAAATATTTCAAGACGGCAAAAATAAAGATAGGGACCCGAAGGTCCCTATCTACAGTTCAACGCTAACCCTTACGGATTAGGGTTGAGTACCAGTGCCGGTATCTCCGCCGGTATCAGTCCCGCCAGTGGTGTCACCACCGGTGGTGTCGTCGGTTCCTGCTGCACCGGGAAAGGTACTGACAGGAATCTGCCAGCCCTCCGACAGTACTTCATCCAGGCCGATCACATTGATCTTACCGAAGATCGGCAGATGGTTGACGTGGCGGTTACGCGGCTGCACCATGGCTTCGCGAATCTGGGTCTCGTCACGCGATACGTTCACGTGGGAGATCAGCTCCGGAATCCAGAAGTGGGTACCGCAGTTCAGCGGGTCCAGGCCTTCGGTGGCGCGAGTGAAGGTCCAGTACACAGTGTTGCGTACACGCTGATCGACAGTGGTGACTTTCTCGTAATCGAGATCGTCGCCCAGGGCACGTGCGTCGCCTTCCTTCAGGATGTAGGAAGCGGTCTTCGGATCGGAACCGATCAGGACCTTGACGCGTTCGCCGTTGTAGCCGGTGTAGGCATCCAGAGCGGTCTTGTAGTTCGATTCCAGCAGCGCATCCTGAATGTCGTTACGCAGAACGTTGGTCAGGGCAGCTTGGACGTCTTGTACGCGCTCGAAGCTACGCAGGCTGACGACCAGATCGCGCAGATCCAGGTTACGCTCACGGAACCACGGCATGACCAGGAAGCGAGCGATACCTTCTACCTCAGGCAGCAGGTCGTCGGAACCGGAACCAGCCTGGTTCAGGAACGCCCAGCGGGCCAGACCGTCGGTGAAACGGATCAGGCTGGTGATGGCGTTGTTGTCGTTACGCAGGCGCGCAGCGGTGACCAGCAGGTCGATGTCAGCCATGCCACGGGCTTCAGCCAGCGGGCTCGGAATGGACAGCGGGCTACCCAGCATGACCGGATAACGTTCGGTGTACTCAGAGCTGTTCAGCTGCAGGCCGCGCAGACGACGGTTGGCGTTGGACAGACGAGCATCCGGTTCCCAACCAATGATGGTCAGATCGGCCAGAGCATCGGCGATGTCTTTACCAGCACCCGGCTCGGTCAGAGACAGGCTTTCACCGGCAGAGTTGATAACCTTCTCAACGGTGACCGGAGCGGCCATCAGAGTAGCGTTACCTTTCTCGGTATCGACGTTACCGGTAGCGGTAACAGCCAGGGTCACCTTGTAACCACCGGAAACGATCTGCTGCAGAACGGCGTTGGTCAGGGCTTCGCCCTTGTAGTTGACCGACTTGGAGTTCAGCTGGATGGAGCTGGAGCGGAAGTTCAGTTCCAGTTCACGAGCCAGGCCTTGGTTGCCCTTGATGAACTTGGCGCGCGGCAGGTTTTCGATGTCCAGCTTGATGACGTCTTCATCAGCCAGCTGCATGTACAGGGCTTTCACGCCAACAGAACGATCCAGGGAATCGGTCTGGTTCGCTTGACCGGCGATCTGTACCAGAGTGTTCTGAGCCAGGCCAACCAGGTTAACGCGCTTGCCAACCAGCAGCGGAGCGGTGGTAACGGTACGGTTGCCCAGATCGACAGCACGCGGCTCAACAGTGGCAGCGGCAACGAACAGGTCTTGGTTACCACTGTGGCGCTCGGGCACCAGGGTGGTGGATTGATCGTTCAGGATCTTGTGGTTGATGGCAGCTTCCAGCAGGCGGCGCTGTTTGAAATCGGCGTGATCGCCACGGGTGTTGTGCAGGAAGTGGTTCAGAACCAGGTGGCTGCGGATGGTAACATCGGCACCGCCGGTTTCAGGAGTCAGAATGACGGTGCGGTAGAACGCTTCAGCAAACTCGCCTTGTTTGGCGGCTTTCTGGTTGTACACCATGGACATGCCGATGAAATCGGTCAGGTTGCTGTTGTCGAAGGCTTCCATCGACGGAGCAGCTTTGTCCAGGAAGTCGTAGTCGCCCATGGATTCGATGGATACGACAGCACCAACTTCGGGAGCAGCGGATACACCAGCACCCAGAGCACGACGAGCGTAGCTGGCCGGATCAGCAGAAGCCATGGCAACAACGGCCATCGCGTCTTTCTGAGCAACGGACAGTTCGCCATCGGCGACTTCACCCAGGCTTTCCAGAGAGACACTGAAAGATTCCATGCTGGCAAACAGGTTTTCCTGATCCAGGGCCGACAGGGATTCCATGGAGGCGATAGCGGGGTTACCGACTACGACACCGTTCTTGTAATTCGCTTGCAGGGCAACTGCCTGCGCGTTCAGTCGCTCACGAGCTGACTGAGCTTGTTTTCCGATAACACTCATCTTTATTCTCCGCGAAGAAAAATGCAACAACGTTGTTGCGGTTTTGCACCAAGCCAAGGGATTATTCCGGTGTCCCTTAGTCTAGACGCATGGTTTTGCATACCATTGCAGAAATCTACAATAGTCGCTCAATAGAATATACCGTAGGTAATGTTCAAATCAGTTCTACGTACTCTTTGAAGATAGAGCACTTGGCAGCATTCTGAAGCCCAAGACGACCGATCAGGACCTTACCCAGCTGTTTAATCACCGATACTTCTTCTTCCTCACCACCACCAATGAAGATACCGATGGTATTACGGTCAATCAGTCGGACGTCGACACTACCATAACCTTTAAAGGTGCTGGTAGAACCCACCGCCAAGGTATCGATGTTGGCGTCACGTAAGGTGAAAATACTATCACCCTCTGGCGCTGGAATGGGTGAGGTGAAGTCGTTCAATACGACATCGTCATGACCAGATAGACGCTTGATCATCTGGTTTCGGCGGTCTGGAAGGTTGATGGTCTGGTAAATAAGAAGATCTCTGCTCGATAGTATGCCGCACAACTTTTCGTAATCAGCAAAGTCTTCATCGACCAGCCCGAGCTCCTTCTTAATGAGGTTGAGCCATTGTGGGATGATGACTACGTTGAGACAATTCATCGGATTATTACCCTCGCGTAATGCAGTTAAGGCTTATCAATGGACATCAAGCTATTTCTCGTCAAGTCAATATCACTCATTTATCTGGAGAGTCAAGTTCCTGAGTTCAAATCAGGTAACCGAACACTCATTCGTGAATTGCTGGCCGATATAAAGCTATCTGACAGTAGCGCCATTATCGGCGATGGACATAACACGCTAGTCAATCTGCGTGAGACGTTGCTCTGGATGTTGAACAACGGTGAGTCACAGGAATATGAAGCAGATTCGCTTCTGCAACGTTTGAGACTCAATGCTCAGCACGACGATGTCACATATAAAGCACTGGAGAAGACCATCCGTAAGTATCCGGATGAAGAACTCGTAAGACGCCATATCAATGATATATCGAGGGAATTGCGTCGTTATAAGAGTCGTGAAAAGCTTCAGGAAGCGATCAAGAAAGCATCGTACACAATCAGTTTCAAAGAAGCTGAGATCGAGGACTGGGATGGTTTTATTCTCAACACAGTGCAGAGTCTTCTATCGATTGATATGGAGACTGAGGAGCGCGTTGACCCAGCATTTATTACCAGTGTTGACTTCAACAACCGTGATTCGGTACTCCGTGCATTTGACAGCATGAACCAATCACTTAGCCGTGACGGTATTATCCATTTCCCATGGAAAGGACTGAACCGTATGCTGGGTGTCCAGGACGGCGGTCGTCGTGGTGAATTTGGACTGGTCAATGCGTTGCCGCACAATAACAAATCGGGTGTTTTACTCGATATGTTGATCGGAACTGCTATTTTCAACGACCCATTCTTATTCGACAAGACCAAGAAACCGCTGATAACGTTCTATAGTACTGAAGACGATATCCCGGTCATTATTCAGAAGATCTACGTGGTCTTGAAACAATTAGAGGTAGGGACACCCATCTCCATCAAAGGTCTGTCTAGTGAGGAGATGACAGATTTCGTTATGGAGCGATTGCAGTCACGTGGATGGGTTGTAGAACTTCACCGAATTAAGGGCTCTGCCTTCACCTACGCTAAATACATAAAACACCTGGAAGCATATAAAGCCAAGGGTTATGAAGTATGTGTGTCTATCATTGACTATCTTGCCATGTTCAGTAAGGAGGGTTGTGCTCAAGGATCTACAGGTGACGACCTACAAGATCTATATAAGCGCATACGGGAGTATACTGCACCAGAACGTATTCTTCAGATTACTGCTCACCAATTATCCACTCAGGCCAAAGAGGAGAAACGGATGAACCCAACCAGGTTCATTCACGACATGCCTGGCGGTGGGTACTATCAGGGCTGTAAGAAACTTGATACTGAACTTGACTGGGAATTCTACCTCAATAAGCAGGTAACCAACTCAGGAGCTTATTTGGAATTCCTCTGGGGTAAACACCGTGGTGTAGTAGAACCAACCCCAGAATCCCACAAGTACTTCGTCTACAAGTTCAATGAAAGTCCGATGTATGGTCTGCCTTATGACTATCATCTGGATGAAGATTTGAGCTGTAAGACAGTAGGTGGTAGAAGCAATGCCGCAGGTGGTGGTTCTGCCTGGGATGATCTTGACGCTATGTAATGGACATAGAGAGGAGGGATGTCCCTCCTCTCTATGCTGTCAGGCAGCAGGTGGGTTGGTGGTGAGTGACTCGATGACAAGATTCAGTTCATTGATCTTGTTTTGTAGAGTCTGTACTTGATCATTAAGACGAATGATTTTTGCTGCATCTGTCTCATTGGTCGTAATTGCATTCAACCTGGCTTGTGTCAATGATTCGTGCTGTTCATCACTGACATAGTTCGTGGTGGGTGCCCGTGAAACGAATACCTCAGGTGTGATACCTGTCTTGGCTTCCAGGGCACTGATTACCGCTTGTTTGATATCGTCCACACTTCGAAATTCAGGGAACATTCCCAAAGAAGCAGAAAGGATCATACGGCTATAAGGCACACCACCTTGGTCTGGATAGGATTCGATATAGGTGTCAGGTACATAGATTAATTCACCTGTGGTACTCTTGAGACAGATCACCGCAGCCTCAGCATGGTAATCTGCGGAGTACTCTTCGGTACCCAGCCCGACAGGTGCGTACACCATCTGGACAGGGTCTTGACCCCGGCTGATAATTTCAGAGAACTTGCGAATCGCTGTAACGGTATAAAACGTGTTCTCTGCTGTCGTAAACGGGGTCCGTAATGTGAAAAGACCAGAGATACCGATCGGTGGTGTCATCCGCATTGTGACGTCTCCTGAAAAGAAAAAATAAATAATGGAAATAAACCATGACTACCCATATCATGGGTAGTCATGGAATGAGAGGTTAAACCAGATCGAAACCAGTTACCTTGATGCCACCTGACTTACTGCGAAACTCTCGAGGGAGTAGGGCGACATCATAGATACCTCGTTCCATGTCATCGGCCTTGATGATACCGATAGCAGACATCTTGCCATAACCGGTAACAGTAGCCAGATAACGACTATGACTTACCTTAGAGATATTGGTGATCTTCAGGCACACTCGACTAGGGTCGACGTACGCCGCCCTGTCGAGTTTAGCGCCAGCAAGCATAACCTGCCCCTGTGAGGGAGGTCTACCTGCTTCACAGTACAATCCGGGACCTCTAGCCAACTCCATCAGATGACGATAATTATCATCCTCTAAGACAATACGGCCATTGGATCCAAGATAGACCTCATACTCGGATTTCTTCACCTCTCACCTCACTTACGGATACCGATGGGTTTGTAGTTGCTGTCATAGCAGATGGGGAATTCGCATACACCGCCATCAGCTTCGACATCTTCAGGATCCAGGCTGGGTAGGTAGTTACCCAGATCAGCCTTGGGTACTGATTGTCCATTGACATAGCAGTCATCGTCCATGCGCGGGTTGCACCAGACCTCGACGACAGGACCATTCACAACCGGGGCAGGTGCCTCTACTTCATTCAGCAGGGCTGCACCGCCTTCCACCCGGTTATCCAGTTCTGCCGCGATTTCTCGTTCAGTCATACCAGAACGAATGTAGAAGTCCTTGAGGACACGTGCTGCATGGACATATGAGACCTGCTCACCACCAAAACCAGGACCAGTGCCCATCAGATGTGCGACGGGCTGTTCGTCAGTACTCATCCAGACGTAATAGTGAAGACTCAGCGTCAGATAGCCGTCGAAGGGGATGCCACCCACCTGACGGTTATTGACAAAGCACCGTCCATCACGACACTTACCCACAGGGTGGTTGGTGTATTGATACGCCTGCATACGGCGATCATCCCAGTCTTCAATCATCCGACTGACGGACAGCCATGTGCATTTAAACATGGTCGATTGCCGGTCACCAGCAAGGCCGGATTTACACGGAATGACTTCAGGAAGACCCTCCGTTGACAGCTCGTCCGGGAAAGCGTGTCCTGGATCGATGTAGAAGTAGTTTGCGTGGACGTTGATGCTGAACAGTGCGATGAGTAGTGCGATTGCGTATTTCATTTTGCGTCCTCCTTGGAAGACATGGGTTTTATGAATTGTTAACATGGATCATAGAGAGCCTGGGGCGAACCCCAGGCTCTCTATGGTGATTAATGATTAAGTTGTTTCTCGATTACCCTGTGAAGTTCAGGGTTTGGGGTATTTCTTCTTACTCATAACCAACTCCTTGTAGTGAGTGCCCACCAGATCATCTTCAGACGTTCACCAAACGTAGGTTTGGTAAAGGGATTCTGAACGAATGTATTCCGGTAGACGTTGTTGGGGACAGAGAAAGCTGCAGAATTGCGATGACCACCGCCACCAAATTTCTCAGCGATTACCGATACGTCATGATTGGAATGATCAGAACTCCGCAGACTGAACACGGTTTTATCTTCGCGTTGGTTGTAGCAGACAACCACATCGAACAGCTCGAGAAGATAATCAGCCATCTCGTTACGCAGGTGATGAGGTCCATTGACTAAGACATAGTCCATTTCGCCGAGCGTACCGATCTGCGCATAACCCCGTGCTACCGAGCGCATCAGTTGTTGATCGTACTCCAGCAGGACGTTGCCTGTTACGTATACCTCATGCTTGAAATCATCGCCACTGATGCCATCGCTCAGTCCTTCCAGCGTACGTCCCTTGACATTAATCCAGGCATTGATAGCTTTCGTTTCAGGAAGCTCATGGCGCCACAGATCATAGTCGTTAATGTAACGCAACCATGTCGGGATATGTTCCACCCAGTTTGGAGACGTCAGCATGTTGTTAAAGAACCCCCAGGTCAGCACAGCACCTGAATGATTGCTATCCAATTCTGCCCAGATACCACCCATCTCACGATCTACCAAGTACTGATGGTAGTTAGCCACACGATTGACACTGGTCAGTTTCTTGATGGCTGAAGCATGGTGATCAATGATTAACACTGATTCAACATCCAATGGATACACGTCGTGCAGTTGTTCTGGGGTCAGAGACAGATCCACTAAAATGAGATGTTTGCCGACCACTTCTGACGGGATATCCTCACCGTACTGATACGGAAGAAACTCAGTGTCTTCTGGCAGGAATTGTCGCGCCACCAGTGCAGAAGCGATGCCGTCATTGCAGCCTCGATGATACAGTACAACTGTTCCAACTGGAGATTCCATAACGATTCCTTTATACTTTAGCGAGGGTTAACCCCCTCTGGTGCATGTACTTACCTAAATTGGCATGTTTACCGGAACGAAGATCCTTCTGATGTTCTATCACCCGTCGGTATAGATGTCCAGTCGATCCATGATAAACACTTCCACTATCGATGTGTTCGATCGTGTAAGCTCCAACTTTCTGTTCAGTTGTGGATATTTCAACGTCCATTTGAAATATCTTAGGTTTCTGCGGTCTAGCCATACACACCTCATCAAATTCTAGGGATTACCGGACCAGCCTCCTGATTCTGATATTTGCCAGAACGAGAAGCATATGAGGTTCTACAGGTCATTCCTTCAAAGAACAACACTTGACACGAACCTTCGCCAGCATAAAGCATCGCCGGCAACGGAGTGGTATTAGCGAATTCCAGTGTTACATACCCTTCCCAGCCCGGCTCTAGAGGTGTCGCCAGACATGAGATACCACAGCGGGCATATGTAGATTTACCAAGAACGATACCGACGAGATTGTCTGGCATCGAAATCTTTTCAGCACTACTAGCCAGGACAAACGAATTCGGAGGAATGATACAAACATCCCCTTCGAAGTCTACGAACGACTTATCAGAAAAGTTCTTAGGATCAATGATACTGTTGTTCACGTTGGTAAAGATCTTAAACTTATTACCGACTCGTAGGTCGTACCCGTAACTGGACAGACCGTAACTTACGATTTTATCGCCTGAATCGGTGACTCGCACCTGATTAACATTGAACGGATTAATGAGGGGCTTGTCGGTATTGCACAGTGCGTGGATCTGATGATCAGCCAAGACAGTCATTTTATTCTCCAGTTGAGTTGGTTATTTTGAAATGAGGGTAAACAAGAATGAGGCTATACCTTCTTCCAAATACACCCTGATATGTTTATCCGATGGGTTGGTTATTTGGATCAATACATTTCCTTCAAATTCAGGTTCGATGGGAGTCACGTTACAAATCAGCGCAGAACGCGCGTAGGTGCTCTTTCCGAGGACAATCACCAGGATATCACGGGGAATGTGAAAATACTCCATGGTGGGCGCCTGGATGTAGCTGTGAGCCGGGATCATGACATACTTCGCACCATCGTCATCAGTTCGAATAGATGGCACTGCGAAATTCTCGCCTTTGATCCGTTTGGGGTCGATCTCACTGACGAGAACATTGGAGAAAACCTTGATCTGATCGGGATCGGCTTTCAAGCGGACATCATAGCCGTAGGACGATGTACCGAACGAGATCACTTTACGGGTATTCTCATCGGACATCGTCTTGGGTTCACCTGTGGACTTGCAGACATAACGCACAGGTGAATCGTAGAACGGAAAGATCATCGGTTTCCATTCTGAGACATCCTCGACTGAGACTGGCATCGCATACGGCTTGTTGCCGTAGATATCACGGTTATTCTCAGAACACCAGTTGTCAATGAGTCGTTGTTCTTCGTCGTTAAACGGAGGCGCAATCAAACGACATGAGATTTCCATGCGATCATGGACCCGGTGCGTAGGTCGAGTACACTGATGAATAATCCAATTATCACTTTTAACGGACATCTTGCTTTCCTCTGTTCAACCAAGACATCTGTCGTGCCCCGATTTTGTTCAAACGTGACTGTATTGTTTTCATTTCCCTTGCCAAAGACTTGCCGTAAAACGCGATCAGGAAGAAACTACGTTCTGCCAAGATACGACCTGCATACCGGTGGACATTATTGGAAAACGCACCGACTCTGGCGGATGCTTCAGCATAATCAGTGAAGTCAAACAGATTATCGATCTGGTTAGCTTCTTTGATGAGTGCATCGTAGCGATCCTTCAACTCAGCACGCTTAGCTTTTGTTTTCGCGAAGAACATTTCCATCCCTCTTTAACTGATCCATGTAAAAACCAATCCGTTTAATGAGAATCCCCCATTCACGAATCAGTTTATTGTGCTCGTGAACACGATCATTCACTAGGAAAGTGAATTCCAACCAATTGAACGCCATGTATTTCATTCTGTAGGATTCACATGACTGCATGTAATCAATCGCGAGCTGAGTCAATTGACTGCGAAGGCGGGTAAGTGTTTCTGGCAGCAATTCGTAGGTTCCGTTAAACGAATTCTCCACTACCTTATTGATCTCACGAGCCTGTGAAGCTATATGGTGTAATTTATCGAACTCTTCCATGAGCTCGGTCTTACGCTGCTTGAGCCGCCTAAAATAACCTAACATGGGTTCACCATCTGAATGCTGACGACCTCATTCCCAGCCGTTCACGCAAAACTTTCAAGTCTTCGATATCGCGAAGACGGGAGAGGGGGTCTCGATCTGGATTATTGATCAAATCCTGCTTCTGTTTGATCAGTTTCTCGATGGCGTATCGAGTAATGCCGTCTTTCGTCTCGATCGCTGTAGCATTGGGATCCAGTACATGGAATGAAACCAGGTCATTATAGTTGATGACCACGATATCACCGAAATACTCGATGTTATCGTCTGTCTTGTATTTGTCAAAGATCTCCTGAGTGACATCGAGGTCGAGATCATTGGTTTCTTCACGAATACCTAACATCACCATAGCCGCACCACCAGTGACTATGACGTCTCTGTGATCTACACCGAGTTCTTTTACAACGCCGTGATAAAGTGCACGGATATCTTCCAGTTTCATGGTTCCATTACCTTGGTTAACTTGTTCAACGTGGCGCGTACGTTGGTTGACAGGGTCAGACGTGTCACCTGCGTACCCAGATTCATTTTTACAGCCCGGTTCCTAGCTAAGGACCGTATCTTGTTTTCCACTTTCGTGAACTCACCACTCTCTTTGAGCTCATGAAAATAGTTTCCGACAAAGTAGACCTGAATGACTCCTGTCCGTTGTCCTTGTTCGTTGCGTACTACACAGCACCCCATGTTGCGAAATCCAGGCAGTGGAGTCAGACTCACAGTCATCCTTTCATCTACCTGGTGTACGGTCACAGCGTCCATAGTTCCCCTTATTTATCCATAGGGCGTGAACGATTGTTATATTTTAACAGCCTATTCACGCCGATAATGTATTGTCATATAAGACTCGAATTTACTTATTTATTTTTGAGACGGTAATCTATGCGAAGAGGACGAAGGTAGTCCTAGGGAAATCACAGATCCACCAGGAAACTAGGTAAGTTCATGATTAAAGAGTTCATCAAACGCGATGGTCGAATTGTACCGTTCGATGCAGCGAAGGCAGCGGGTTGGGGTAAATGGAGTGCTCGCGGTTTTGCTCGTTATATCGATTGGAACAAGATCGTCATCCAGACTGTATCGCAAATGCCTGATCGATGCCACGCGGCTGAATTCAACGCTGGTCTGATCCGCAACGCGCTCAATGAAGATACCTGGGCTGGTCAGCTCATGGCGGGTCGTATCTACGCTGCTGACATCCACAAAGAAGTATTCGGCGGTAAGAAACACAAGACCCTCAAGGAAGTGCATGATATCATGCAAGCGGCTGGGGTCATGGTCAAACTCAACTACACTGACGAGGAATACGCTCAGATTGAACAATGGGTGGATCACGAGCGTGACTTCCACTGTGCGCATTACCAACTCAAGCAAGGTCGTGACAAATACGCTCTGCGTAACCGTCTGACTGGCCGTATCTACGAGACACGTCAACATGCCCTGGCTCGGGTAGCGATGGTGATGTGTGAGCGTGATGATCCGCTCCTGCGTATGGATCGTTTGAAATCGATCTATGCTGATCTCTACGAAGAGCGGCTGTCGGCACCGACACCGAACCACAATAACTTCGGTACCGGTCACAATGGTCTGTTCTCCTGTTGTCTGTTTGCTGCGGGCGATACCCGTGAGTCCATCGCAGCTTCTACCCACATTGCTGAAGTCATGACCTACATGTCAGCAGGCCTGGGTGAGAACATGATGATCCGTTCTCTTGGTGATCCTATCCGTGGCGGGGCTATCCTCCACAGTGGTAAGCCACCGTACTACAACAAACAGACTGGTGTGGTCAAGTCGAACAAGCAAGGATCTCGTGGCGGTAGTTTGAACGAGTTCTACTCGGCGTATGATCCTGAAGTCAAGAGCATCATGGTTCTGAAGAACCCACGTACGCCGATTAACAAGCGTAACCGCAACATCGACTACGCGATGATGATAAACCGTTGGTTGTTGGACAAATCGGCCAAGGGCGAGGACATCTTCCTGTTCAACTGCTACACGGCCCCTGACCTGTACGCAGCCATGTACGGTAAGGATATCGGTGAGTTCGGTCGTCTGTACGAGAAGTACGAGCAAGACGACTCATTCAAGAAGACCTGGGTATCTGCTCGCGAACTGGTGGTCAATGCACGGTCTGAAGGATTCGAGACCGGTCGTTTCTACCTGGCGATGATCGACGAGATCAACTATCACACACCACATCGCGATCCGATCCTGTCGTCCAACCTCTGCATGGAGATCACTCAGCCGACATGGTATTACGATCATATTCGTGAACTGTACAGTGAGAAGACGCTGGGCTTTGTCAAGTTCCAGGAAGAGGGTGGTGAAGAAGTCTATCTTGACTCCAACCAAGCTATCTACATCAAGGGGATCACTGGTAAGGTGGCTGCACTCGAACTCAAGGCAGGTGTCGAGTACCGTCTGTCCAGTTCTGATAACTGGAAGAAGGTAGAGGTCATTACTGAAAGTCGTCGTGAACCCGAAGTCAGTCTGTGTGCGCTGGCTGCGATCATTCCGACCAACATCCACAGTGAAGAGCAGTACGCTGAGACGGCCTACAACGCGCTGTACATGATCGATTATTGTATCGACATGAACGACTACGCTTTGCCGCACATGAAGCTCACAGCGCAAGCCAGACGCAATGCTGGCGTGGGTCTGATGGATGTAGCGCACTACATGGCTCAACGCAAGCTGAGTTATAACTCTATTGAAGGTAAGATGGAGCTGCATCGTCTGGCTGAACGACATGCCTATCACCTCATCCAGGCTTCTATTCGTCTGGCCAAAGAGCGTGGTTGTGCAGAGTGGATCCACAAGACCAATTGGCCGCGCGGTTGGACTCCTCAGACCACTTATCAGCGTAATGTTGATAGCCTGGCACCATTCATCAACGTGTATGACTGGGATCAAGTATCGAAGGATCTGATTGAGGTTGGTGGCGGTCGTTTCAGTTCTCTGATCGCTCACATGCCGGGTGAGTCGTCATCCAAGTATTCAGCTGCCAGTAACAGCCTGATGGACCTGCGTGAACTATCGATCATCAAAACCGATGGCGATAACACTATCTACTGGGTTGCACCTGAAGCCGATACCCTGAAGGAATGGTATTCCATCGCATGGAATCGTACTCGTTTCGAACACACTGAAACGTATGCGATCTTCCAGAAATGGGCCGATCAATCCATCAGTGCTGATGACTACGCTACATTGAAGAGCGATGAGAAGATCAGTTCCAGTCAGTTGATCGAAGAGACCAACTACATGGCGCATCTGGGTCGTAAGACATTGTACTACACCAATTCAGATACTGCTGACAAAGAAGCACTGAAGACTGTAATGACGCGCGTGCGTCGAGAAGTCGCTGAAGATGACGGCCTCGATCTCTCCGGACCAGTTTGCACCAGTGGTGGTTGTTCCATCTAATTCATTAATCAGGGGTGGGTAACACCACCCCATTGAGAGAGCTCATTCGCATGTTTGATTCACGTATTTTTAACACCGAAAAGTCAGACTACGACAGATCTACTCTGTTCCTCGGTCAGCAGGCCGGTTTGATCGACACGGTCAATAACCATCACCCCCGACTCTGGGAGTTGTATCGTTCCCTCCGTAGTTTGGACTGGGATACCAATGAGTTTGACTTCACGCCCTGTGCAGTTGAATTCAAGATGAAGGACCAGCGCATTGCTCAGGCTATGATTCAGAACCTGGCTTGGCAATGGGAGGCAGATAGCGTCGCATCTAACTCCATCATGGCCGTCATGAATCACTTTGTTACCGATACAGCTTTGAAAGTTACCTGGGATCAGATTACGGCTAACGAGAACCTACACGGTACCACGTACTCTGAGATCGTCCGATATAGTCTCGGCGATAATAACGAGGTGCTGAACAGTGTACTGGACATCAAGGAGTCTATCGATCGACTGACGACCATCGGTCGAGTCATGGGTAATTCATATCGAGTCGGTCTGAAAGTCTCGATGGGTATTATCGCACGTGATTCTGATGAAGCCTACGCAGCTGCCTTCCTGTTCACCGTAGCACTGTTCTTCCTGGAGCGTGTTCATTTCATGGGCTCGTTTGCTGTGACCGGCGCTATCGCTCAGACTGGCGACTACATGCCTATCTGTAAAGCTGTACAGCGCATTGCTCAGGACGAGGCTGAAATCCACGTCAACGTGGGTAAGTATGTCCTGGAAACCGAAATGGCTACCAAACGTGGCCGAGCGTGCTGGAAGGCACATCGTGACCTGATTGCTGACATGGCTATGGAAGTACGAGCCAGTGAAATGCGCTGGCGTAATTTCCAACGTGATTCCGGTTCCATCGTTCCGGGTGTGGGTTGGGATGAGATCGGTTCCTACATTGCATTCAACACTGCCGATGCAATGGACGTCCTGGAGCTGCCAGTGGATTTCAAAGCCCCGCTGGATAACCCTCTCCCGTACATGAACAAGTGGCTGGATGTGTCCTCCACTCAGGCCTCGCCACAGGAGCAGGACAACGGTCAGTACCGTGTCAACGTGGTTAAACACGATGACAATGGAAAACGATTTGATTTTCAGCTGGCACGTTAAGTAACAACATAACTAGAGACCACTGCCTAGGCAGTGGTCTCTATGCCGAAATCATATGTAATTGCTTTTTTCTACACATATACCTAGAGGATCTAGACATGCGCGTGCTCCTTATCGCTGCAGCAGTTGCACTTGCCAATGGGACTGTTATTGAGCCGGAACCGGAACCACAACCGGAAATCCCAGTAGGTGTACTGGCTAACGACTATACGATTGAAACTAACTCGTATGTCAACACGTTTGTTAACCGATCTACTGCGATGGATTCGTCTAGCGGCACTGATGTTGTATCGGTGGCAGGGATCTATTTCAATAACCTGCTGATTACTGTCGGTAACGTATGCTCACGTAGTTCTAACTACGGCAGTAGCTGGTCCACCATTACATCACTGAACAATTTGCTGAGCTCCAATAGCACCACTGCCACTGCCATCGCACGCAATGAGACGATGGTAGTGACCGTTGGCGGCAATGGCTTCTGTGCCTACAGTACCGATGGTATCAACTGGACCCAGTCCAACTCGTTTAAAACAGTATCGGGTTCGATTGATATAACTGGCGTTAAATGGCTGGGTGATCGCTGGTGTGCGGTGGGTTACGACCGCATGTTGTTCAGTACAGACGGTATCAACTGGACAGTCTCCAAATCCCTTTTTGCAGCTGCAGGCGGTACACCCATCAGCTGGTACGCCTTTGGTTATAACGGATCAGCTCTAGTAGCCAGTAGTTCGACTAAGTCGGCGGTAAGCTACGACAAAGGTGCTACTTGGATTGTACGTAACCAATTGACCTCTTTCACACCTTATGGCGTGACATATGACCCAGTGAACAGTCGCTGGTGGGCGGTTGGGAGTGGTAACAAGGTAGCGGTCAGCACCAATAACGGTAATACCTGGACAATTAGCACCGTTCTATCTGCTATTGTAGGTACATCGGGCGTCACTCGGGCTATCGTGGCCGACGGTACTCGTGTGATCATCGCCACAGATACCAATAAACGATTTGTCGTATCGACCAGTGGGATGACTCTATCTGAGAAGACAACCTACCCCAACTTCTCAGCAGATCCAGCTCGCTGCATCATCCGAATGCCGAACCGGATGCTCGCTATCGTTGGTGCCAATAATCAATGCACTGTAACTTCGTCCTGAGGATATAACTGATGAGGGCCCTAGTCCTTGCTGCCGCTGTGGCACTTGCCAGCAATGTCCCACCACCACCTGAACTTCCTGCACAACAACTTAGATTGATGGATAGTTACTCTGCGCACGTTTCGCTACAAAGCGCATTCCAGGCAAAAACATCCACACTAGCCGCCATCAACCCCGATGCCAAGCACTATAACTGCAGTGTTTACTTCAATGGAAATATCCTAGTCCTAGGAAATCACTGCGCTCGGTCAAGTAATGGAGGGTCTAATTGGTCCACTATTACGTCATTGATGTCATTAATCGGCACTGGTGCTGTCACTGAGGTAGCCAGATCACCGAACAGGGTGGTGGCTATGGCCACTACTGGGGCTATACTTACATCTACCGACGGTATTAACTGGGTTCAGGTAGGCAGTGAGATCACTCATCCCAAGTACGATATTCTCTGGTTAGATGGAATGTGGTATATACCATCTAACTCCGGTCGTGCTATCATTAGTTACGACGGTATCAATTGGTCAGTCAAGACGACTCTAGCTGACGCATACCCAGGTACGACAACATGGCCCTCTTTATGGGGATATAATGGCAGAGAACTACTTGGAGTCGTGTCACCGGGATATGTCTATCGTAGTTATGATAGAGGCGAAACATGGGAGACATGGAGCACACCTATAAGCGGCGCCGTAATCTACTGCATCACATACGACACCAATCGTGATTGGTGGTGGATAGGATGTGGTGAGAACAGACTCCTTTTCAGCTTTAACCGTGGTGAATCCTGGGTGCAGGTAAACAACATTCAAACCGATGCTGGTACTGTTGGGCGGATTTGGTCTATGGTAGCCGATGGTAATCGTGTATATGCGGTAGTCGGCAGTTATAGACGGTTATACGTCATCAACGGGAATCTACCTACCAACATAGGTAGTTCGTTTACCAATGAGGCAAATGCCGCTGGCGCGCCGACTCACATCGCTCGACATCCAGTGACTAGAGCATTAATGGTCACTCAACAATTGGGCGGTTTTGTGATGAGTACATCGTAATATCCCTGAGAACTTACGGATTCTATGTGCAGTGCTTTAAACTGTACCTCAACCTTTAACATGAGGGAAACCGCATGAATAATGCAGCTACAGGTTCTGCTCTGTTGCTTGCCGCGATCAACGTCGCTGCTGGTGCAGTGGGCCATTCTTTTGCTGCTGGTGACCTGTCGTTTGGTTCACCTGCCGCATCTTCCAACCCCAACCGCGAGGTTGAGGTAACTTACACTTCGAACGTACCGGCTTACACCGGTAGCGCGGTCGCTCAATACGATCGTATCGATCTGACCACAGCCTTCGAGGCGGCCAATATTTTCAGCATCCAGCTGGAAAACAATTTCGAAACCACCGAAGACCTGGTCAACGAGATCAACACGCTGTATTCCTGCGGGTTTACTGCAGAAGATTTCGATCTCACTCAGGTCATTGACTCTGGTGATACCACAGTCGTCCTCGCGGCGCTGCCGTCTTCTCTGGCATTTAAAGGATCGCTGTCAGTTGAACTGATGGCTCCGTCCGTCCCTTTAGCTGATGCCGCCGGGAACCCTGAACTCGGCGGCTTGGTATTTGAACCAGTCGACCCTAACGCTGGTTCCTGATACAGCCACTGATTAATCAATAGGGTCAAGGTGCGATCATGACAGAAACTGTATCCCAGTTGATGGCGACGATCGGCCAACTAACACCCATTGATCCAGAGCAGTTATCGGGTGAGGATAGTGTTGAGATCACCATTAGTACTCGTGCTGATGGTGGTGCTGGTATGGTGAAGAAAACATACCGTACCACACTCAACGCTATCCTTTCTATCTACGCCGCACGGCGCGATAACCCAAACCAGGTAACCGCTAGCCAGACCGGGGCGTATACGATCTCGGAGATCGAAGACCTACTGGCGGATAAGTTGGGTGTTGATGATGTCGCAGTCAATGCACTCAGACTGGAAGGTAGTACAAAGGAACAAATCATCGAAGAGGCACGTCAGGGTACTGTATTCGATGCGCTCAATCTTGGCGGGAAGCCTGCATCTTCATATTTGCTGGTAGAGGATTACCTGTCAAATTTAACAGAGGCGAAGGATTACACAGACGATCTTGGTTATGGTCTGGTATCCATCATCAATGATGAAGCAACTGATCTGAGTAATTAATCACGTTCTTGTTTGTTGGTTACCAAAATAGGTAAGGACATAAAAACTTACCTAAACTGTGGAAGAATTCATCAGGATTCTTCCTTTTTCCATTATAGAGGAATGAAAAGATGTCGATGAATAACGCGGCACTCGAACTGGCCCTTCGCCAGGCTATGGGTCGTTTGACCAATGCACTGGTCAACCGTGATGCACCGAACTCCCTGAAACTGGAAGGGTTCACCCTTGCAGAAATCACAGCGTCCATCCTGGCCGGTACTGCGGCCAACGCCACGCTGTTCGATGGCAAGACCTACGGTGAGGTCCTGCTGGCGGTAACCGGTGGCAGTGAAGATACACTCCAGTCTCTGTCTGATGATCTGGCGGCGTTCATTGCCCGTACTGACAACCCACACAACGTAACCAAGGCCCAAGTTGGTCTGGGTGATGTTGTTAACTATGGTGTGGCTACCCAAGCTGACGCCGATGCCAAAGCGGCTGACAAGTACGCTACCACCGCCATCGTTGACTACATGGTCAGCGCTGCTGTAAACGCACTGGTTGGTGCTGCTCCGGCTACGCTGGACACCATCAATGAACTGGCTGCAGCTCTGAACAACGATCCGGACATCATCAACAACCTGATGTCTGAAATCGGTACCAAAGAAACCCCTGCTGGCGCTCAAGCCAAAGCCGATGCTGCACAAGCTGCCGCTATCGCTGCCAGTGAGACGTATGCAGATCAAGCCGAAGCCGATGCCCTGGCAGCTGCTCAAGCCTACACCGATACCGCTATCGCTGGTGTAAGTGGTTCTTTGGACCGTGCTGACCAAGCTGAAGCCGAAGCTGGTACTGACGCTGTCAAGCTGATGACCCCGCTGACCACTTCTCAGGCCATTGCTGCCATTGGTGGTAGTCTGTTCCTGGGTGCTAACGCACAAGCTGCTGACTCCGCATTGCTGGAAGGCCAAACTCTGGCTCAAGTCCTGGCTGCTGCTCAGGCCGGTGTGGATCTGTCTGGCTACGTTCAGAAGACCGACAACCTCGGTCAATACAACGTCACCGTTGACGCTACCAGCGTTACTCTGACTGCGTTCCTGGAAACTCTGGCTACCGAGACTGACCTCGGTACTCTGCAAAGCGCGTTCAACGCATTTGTAGCCGCCAAAGCTTCTACCGCTGAAGTGATCGCCGGTACCGATGATAGCAAGTACACCACTGCCCTGGCGGTGAAAGGCGCTATCCAAGATGCCATCGACAGCCTGGTCGGCGCAGCGCCTGCAGCGCTTGACACCATCAACGAGCTGGCCACCGCCCTCAACAATGACCCGGATGTGATCAACAACCTGACTTCCCTGATCGGCACCAAGCTGACCCAGGCTGAAGTACAGGCTGAAATCGCTGGTGTCACCGATGGTCTGGATACTCGACTGACTGCGGTTGAAACTGCCATTGGTGGTGGCTCCAACTTCATGCAGACCGGTGTCACTGATCTGGGCACCAACCCGCTCGCGCTGGACAGCGATGGTGAAAATCCCGCACTGAGCCTGAAGGCCCGTGTTGAGTCTTTGATTGCAGTTGATACTGCAACTGATGCCCGCATCACGACCGAAGTCGCTGGCCTGAATACCAGCATCGGTAACCTGCAGAGCACTCTGGAAGCGGCCGATCAGGCCATTGCAGACGACGTTGCTGCTCTGACCACTACCGTCACTGACAACAACACTGCTGCAACTGGTCGTCTGGACGCCATCGAAGCAGCCCTGCCGAGCAAGCTGGAAGCTGGTGACAACATCGACACCAACCTGGTGACTGTTGATTCCACTCCGACTGCCCTGGCTACTGTCGTTGCCAACCTGCAAGCGGCTATCGCTGCAGCTGAAAGCGGTGCTAGCACCGACCTGGCTGCCCTGCAGGATTCCTTCAATGCGTTCGTTGCCGCTAAGGCATCTACAGCCGAAATCATTGCTGGTACCGATGACGCCAAGTACACCACCTCGCTGGGTGTTAAAGGTGCCATCGATGCAGCCATCAGCGAACTGGTTGGTACAGCGCCTGAAGCACTGGATACCATCAACGAGTTGGCAGCTGCGCTGAACAACGATCCTGATGTCATCAACAACCTGATGACTCAGATTGGTTCCAAGCTGGATGCGACTGCTACTGCCGTTGACTCCGACAAGTTGGGTGGTGTAGCTGCTGCCGATTACGCTCTGAAGAGCTACGTCGACACTGCTCAGGAAGATACCCTGGAAGCACTGACTGAAGGCTTCATCGCTCAGGCGCTGAACATCAGCTCCTTCAACAGCGATACCATCACCATCACTGAAAGCGGTGGCTTCTACGGTGCACACAGCGCCGCTGCGGTTACTGCTGGTACCGGTAGTGTTTACACTGTCGAAAGCTTCAAGTGGGATGGTAGCACTGCTGTCCTTACTCTGGCTGGTGACACCACTACCAGTGGTATTGACGCAGTCATGTTGGGTAACGTTGTCCTCAATGAACTCGTCAGTGAGACTGTAAATGGTGGCAGCACCGTCTACACGTTCACCATGGACAAGACCTTCCCGACTTCCGGCACTGCTGTCCTGAAGTTCTAAACAGAGAGAGGGGATGGAAACGTCCCCTCTACCCCCTGATTAAGAGGACAGAACTATGGCTACCGAAGCCGCAATGTTAGCTGCTGTACAGAAACACACCAACGCAATCAAGCGTCTGCTCGAACTGGGTCAGGTAGGTGATGCAGCCAAGCTTGAAGGCTTGACGCTTGCTGAAATCTTGGCTCAAGCTGCAGTAAACGCCAATGCCTATACCGACCAAGAAGTCCTGGATCTGGTTGAAGGTAATGCGCTCATCGAAGCAGTGGATAATGCCATTGCTGAAATCGGTGCGCCGCTGGGTGGTGAGTTCGCCACTGCCATTACCGAGAAAGCCATTGACATGGGCGCTGGCAACGACATCGTCGTATCGTCCGGTAACCATTTCACCAAGACTGTTGCAGCCAACACTACCTTCAGTGTCTCTCAAGCTGCCACTGCTGGTCGTGTATCGTCGTTCACCCTGCACATCACCAATGGTGGTGCTTTCACCATCAACTGGTGGTCGGGTATTGTCTGGGCTGAAGGTAAGGCCCCGACACTGACCGCTGCAGGTCGTGACGTACTGGCATTCACCACCCTGGACGGTGGTACTACCTGGGATGGGTATCTGCTGGGTAAAGATATGAAAGCTGCGGCTTAATATCTAGTTGAGACTAGGTCACTGGAGATATCTCCAGTGACCTTTTTATTTTGAGGTGTGTATGCCTTTACGCCTAATCTTGCCATCGAGTCAATATGCATTCGATGGTGTTAACGCCCCATCTACCCTGAAGGACTGGATTGTCAACGATCCACTTGGTCTTCTGGTAAATGAAGATGGTGAGCTCTACATTAACTATAATGCCAATGGTGGCGGTGTCAGTGGTACCGGTGATGGTTATCCATTCTATCTTAAGAACATTGGCAGCAAACGTGTCAAGAGTATCCAGGGCAATTTCCGTTATATCGAGAACACATTGACGTTAAGCTCATTCATGTTCTGGGTGAATGGTCAACATGTCCTCGGTATTTATGATCAATGGAATGGACAAGCTGGTTTCTTCCGTAAAGGAGATGGCTTGGAGGATGTCCTCACATTTGGTACATTCGATGGTGTCTTGAAAAGGACATTCCAAACGCCTGTGGCAATAGAGGACATTGTACTGAAGATCGGTGGTCGGTCTGGCTATTCGTTTACGCCTATCTATTTTAAAGACCTTGTACTTGAGTTGGAATAAAAAAACCACGGTATATATTCTGACTAAATCAGATAGGAAGCACCAACGTGTTTATCGATCTTACAACCAAGGAGCGGATTACTGAAGAAGAACTCCGCTCAAGACAGAAATCAACATCCCTACCAGCTGTTATCAAAGACGTACACATCCGAGATCTCGGATATGCTACACTCACCATCTCCGATAAACCCGAGGTTGGTATCCATCAAGTAGTCGTCGATGATGGGGTGAAGGAAATTGATGGCCAATGGCAGGTGGTCTGGAAGGTTGAAACCCTGGGATATGATCAGGTGATCGCTAACCACGCCAGACTGAATGAGATCGACACACTCCTCAAGGAGATTGATCTGAAGTCAGTCAGACCACTGCGCGCGTTGGTTTTACGTACTGGTAGCAAGGAAGATGCTGATAAGCTCACTGAGCTCAACGCACAACGCGATAAGCTTGCATCTGAGCGTAAAGTGATCGTAGAGGCTATACGGATGGTCACCAACGGCAAATAAAGCATAGAGAGCAGCCCAGGCTGCTCTCTATGCTGTTAATCAACCTGTGCTATCCGAATATAACCTTCATCAGTGATTCTGATATAACCTTCATCAGTAATACGTCTAAGACCTGCTGACCAGAATATATGGATACGTTTACGACCGATGTAGATATATGACGTATCTTTGGCGAAGATATCGACATGTAGGAAGTCGGCCAATGATGTAAACGGATCATCTATATCTACATCAAATTCACCATCAATCAAATTGAACTTACCATCCAGGTAATGAATCAATGCTTCTTTATCATGGATGTTAGCTGCCTCACCGATAGGGATAGTGAAGTCAGGATAATACGTATTGATGTCTGCACGTGCGTAATACAAATCTTCCTCACCCTTCAGTTTAGAACCGGGGCGAGCCTTTACCAATACAACGGTATTATCACCATGTTCATCTTCCTCGATAGCACGAGGTTGTTCTAACTCAACCAGATCCGAGTTGAGTCGGATACGGTTGGTTCGATAGATCATGGCGAACAAGTTTTCTAATGGTGATTTCTCTGGATCGAAAAAGAAATCACTAAAGTCCTTTGGCATGGGAATGGTCTCGGCGAATGATAGGAAGTCATACTATTTCACCCCTGTACTGTACATCCAACCCATTGTCTTCTGCGATTGACATGATGTAATCGATGAACAGATGACGGTGGCAGAATGTACCCGCAGTACAATAACACGCTACAGCCCCAACATAATCCCTGTCGATGAACTTCTCGAATATAGAAGGGTCGTAATGGAACAATGCGTCAAGTTTATTGAGGTATAGTTCGGTGTATTCTTCTTCACCGATCTCACCGCGTTTATATTTCCAGAGGTGATCAGGATGAGGTGCAAAGTTTTTATCTCCTGATTTCACGGTGATATCTATCAGGGGTATCTCGAGTTTTATAGCTTTACGCCATTGGGGTATAGCGATTGTATAAAGTTCTAACATAACTCACCTCACGATAATTCATAACGTATCGTGAAATGATAAATAAAAATAAAAAAAAAGAATGGTAACGTAGATAGACTGGAGCGTGCTCCAGTCTATCTACTATGGATTACCTTCTTTCGATATCGTTCTATAGCGTAACGATAAAGCTGAGAGAGATCTGGGTTTCGGCATGCAGGATTGCGCCCAGGTTATACTCTCATATCCACCATTGTAGTCTAAGCCCGTGGAGGGGCGGCTATCTCTGGATCAGGCCCCGTTCCAGATTAGGGTTTCTTAACTTATAGTCATAGTCGGGAATGGCCACCACCATCATTTTACAATGCACCCGACGTGCTTGGTTACTGTCTGTTTCTTTACTACCTCCAATTAAACCACTTGATTAAGCGTGGTTGTTAGCTGCATCACGCAGCCAACCACGCATCTTTTCCTTCCACTCAATGGAAGGGGCATTCTCTTCGGTTGTATCATCCGAAAAGACCAACGGGAGGGGATAGAACCCCTCTCCGTCTTCGGCTCTCACGAGCCAATAGTAGGAGCCGAGCTCCCAGTTACCGGTCTCGATCCCGGCACGGAGAACATCCCTGTTCTCCTCGGTATAGGGATGTCCTTCTTCAAGAACATCCGCTACGCGGATGACTCCGTCCTCAGACGGAGCTCCATGGCTCATGACCAGGGAGTTTTCGGCGCCAAGATCATAATCGTAAGTGTATTTCATTTCAGTTCTCCTAATAGAACTTGAGGTTAAAGGAAGATTGTTCTTCCTGATCACTAGCACTATGTATTGTTGAAATAAATTCGAATAGACTTTTTCGAGACAACATAAAAGAAGCACTTCCCCCAGTACACTCATCTACGCAACAATAGACGAATGTACTGGAGGCTGTACTTCATGCTTAATGAAATGAGGAGCGGCACCCATCAAGCACGATAGATCAATACCGTCGAGGCACAGTACTGATCTAGACAGCATGTGGAGCATGACTGCTCTACACACCTGCCGTTTACAATTGACTGATGCCCGGTAGCGTAAGAGGCGGTCAATTGAACAGTTCACTCTGATTATCACGACGAGTTCATCAGAGGGCAACAAACCAAATAGACGAGGGTGGATAACCACCCTCGTCACGGGTGCACCTATCCAACGATAGATGCGAGTCAGGCCGAAAGTCTGACTCAGGAGGGCGCACTTAAGCGCTTGATTAGCGGAAACAGTTTGTGAAAGAGCAGTTTCGCATAATATACCGCAAAAATGCACTTAACTGTTAATGAGTGTTTCCAGGGCAGTGAAGTTCGGTCCTTCGTCACGGATACTGGCATTCATCCAAACATCATAATGACGACAGAGTACATCAGCTACACCAGGAATCATCATATCGGAGCGGAGGATGAACTCAGGATTCGATTCGGCACCTTCAACCATGGACTGGCCTACTTCAGACAGATAACCACGTTCACTCATCCATTTGAGTGTCAGTACCTGAAAGTGACGAGCAGTGTCGGTGTTTTCCTCAGGAAGGGAGAACTCGACAGGTTCACAATGGGATTCGGTAGAAACATCTTCCTCTTCATCATTGTCATCCGATTCTTCTTCAGATTC